GAAAAACAAACAAAATAAGAATAAGAAACAGGAGGATCCTAAACAGGGGTCCTCCAATAAGTCCAATGATAATTCGGATCACGTATCAATCAGCCGGGCTGAGTATGAATTCCTCAAGGAGATGATGAGTTCATTTAAGCAGAGCAAAGCCGACAAAGCCAAGCCTGCTGCTCAGACGAAGACTGAGGAGGTCAAACCCCCTCAACCTTCGGAACCGGCGCGGGTGCCCCGAACGTTCTCAGCTCATGCAGCTGCGTACAAGCCTAATGTTCCTTTGAATATGACGGCTACGCGCAATAAGCTGCGTACTCTGAACATCGAGGCGCATTTGAAGCCCGAAACCTCGGATACGTCCAGCCATCCTTTGTCTCATGCAGTGCGTGAGTATCTAACAGCGCGAGCTTTTGGATACGCTGCAGATTTTCAAACGGGTGGCAAGAGGATCATCACCACTGCCTATGGCAGTCCGCGTGATGGGCGGATAATTAATGTGATCAATGCTGGACTCCCTGAAGACGAACAAGTCAGCCTAAACGTGTTTAGACCAATCACGGTAGCGGCTGACATTGGTCGTGCAGGGGAGTCTGATATGTTCCTCCAATGCAAATCGGAGACCATAGTGGGTAACACCATTCTGATCGACGTTTATGCTAATGGAAAGGACAAATTCAACCCAGAATGGTTCCAAGAACACCTCCCTTTAGGAAGTGTAGCCGTCTGGGTTGGGCATTGTTTTCTGGGAGCAGCGCATACCGTCTTCGGCGAAGGCGGGTGGTATCGCGATTTCGATCGCAATCTCATCATCCATCGCCCCGACGAGCATGCGTCTAACTCTCCAGGTCACGACCCGTGTGATTGGATATGGACTAACACCACCGCTAAACTGTCGGATGACACCGTGCTCGCTTGGAGTACGATGATGACGGTCAAAGACTACAGACTCGTAGTTTTCCGTCGCCTGCCAGTTGATACTGTAATTGCCAACAGTCCTCAACTGCCAGTCATTCCCTGGCAATTTAGCGATGAGGAAGCATTTGATATGGATGCAGCTCCCTGGTATGTGCAGACCTTGTGGAGTGTGGCTTCGGAAAGATTCTCAATGAGCTTTTGGGAATCCATAGTGCCGAAGAGGAAGGTTTTGTTCTATGAACCTATCCTAACCACGCTTTGCAACTCTGCCGCCGGGCGACCCCGCGGTGCCTTGTTGTACCGTCAGCTCATCCAGCAATCAAACTCCTCATGCCAGAACGATGACCACGTCAAGTTGCTTCAGAAATTGTTTCCCGACCGATTTGGGAAGCTGCCTGAAGCGATGGCGATGTTGGCTCTCGTTCGGGGGGTGTCAGGCACTGTTATGACCCTTAATCGCAGCGTGTTAAATAAAGGAAAGGTGTTGGAGACTCATGCTCAGACTGTTGAGAGCATCGGCCTCCCTCCTCTCACACGTGTAGACTGGTGGCGGCGTATTCAAATCGCCGTCATATGTCTCGTTGCGATTAGGTGGTTGTACCAGTGGTTCCGAGGGCCTCGAGAGCCCAATCAACACAGCTGGTTGTGTTAGAAAAGCCTATTAATCCCAACATGATTAGTAGTGCCGGAGTCTTGTCACTCCCTAGCAGAGCCAGTGTCCACTCCAGAGTCGATCGGTTTTACAACGCTATCCAAACCAAGTTGCGTTGTGTGGCTGATAGATTGACTGGGTGGCGCGATAGGCTTTTAGACTGGATCAAAGGTCTGAGCTTTTTCGGCGCCATACCATATCTGAAGCGGGCGTATGCAGCACGCCAGGAACGCATGTGGAAGCAAATGCGAACGCAACCATTTTATGCAGACCTGTCCCGTGAGGAAGTACCCGCCTTTCAGCTTCGGCTGTTCAAACAGGCGGTGCTCTTTCATCCTCCAGTTGAGGAGATGGTTAAACACGCAATAGGGAAATGGGGTTATTTATTTGGCCTCGTTGAATTTCTCTTTAAGGCGTGTACCCAGCCCTTCACCTGGCGCATGTTATTGCCTCTTCCTATGCATATTGTGACGGCATGGATGTCGTTACCACAAGCCATAATCGTGCATGCCTTGTGGAACTTCTGCGCCATCTATGTTTTACCCATCCCGAGAGACGCGCTCGGGATGTTCAGGCTGCAGCAGGGGAGTCTCCCTTATGCAGCTTTTCGCGAGGCGTTTTACTTAAGGTCTTGGGAAGATCGTCCCCCTGTTGAATTATGGGAGGGAAGTTACCTTCAACCCTTTGACCCTGAATTAAGTGCTACGCCTACCCAACAAAGCCATTGTTCGTTGAAACCTCTTGATACGACTTTGGTGATGAAGGGTTCTCTGCCTCTCCCTGGCAGAGACGTGAACTCCTACTACTACTGGTTTCTCCCGACGAATTGCCCGGGCTACGTGCCTAAGCGTTCCGACGAGAACTTGTTAAGCGTTTTACGCAATCGCATATTAGCTGCGCCCCCTATGTCACCCGCCCTGCAGAAAGAGCATTGGGATCAATCACGTATGTCCATACTGGTTGAACCTGAAGCGCCGATTACGTGGGAGGATGAGAAAGAGGCGTGGTTAGCGCATTTCGATGACCCTGCGCGTAAGCGTAGATATCGTCTTGCTATGGAGTACCACTTAGCTCATGGTGTGAACTATGATGCATCTGAGTGGCACCGTATCGAGATGATGGTTAAGATTGACGAGTGCCTGTTAAAAGTGGAGGAGGATCCCACCAATCCCTTATGTCATCGTGTGATGATGAAACCGCGTGCCATAGCGAACGTGAGTCCAAAAGTACAAGTGGTATTAGGCCCCTACATTTGGAAGGCAACTAAAAGTTTGCGCGCGCAATGGTGCATAATTCCCCGTCCAGTAGAAAGAGCTGGGCGGCTGGTATTCATCACATACGGCGGAGCCGCAACTGACCGAGATTTGAGTGACTGGGTCAACTTTGCTCTATTTCCCAAGAGCAATGCAGTCCACATCTTAGTGTCGGGTGACGACTCCTTGGTGATTGTGTGGAGTGAGACGAGCAACATATCAGTATATGAAGGCGACTTCGGTATGTTTGATCAGTCTCAAAGCGTCGGGCCATTGACGTTTGAGTATGCTGTTCTCAAGCGCTTGGGCGTTCCACATGACATAGTGGAGCGTATGGAGGGGTTAGCTCATGCTACCTACCTATTTCGAACCCGCGATAAGCGCAGTTCCGCGGAAGTTCGAGTAGATTTAACACGCCGGCCAATGCGACATACCGGCGGAACAGACACTACATTCGGAAATACGGTGGTTAACGCTCATGCTATGGCGTGGGCGTTCACCGAATATCCGGATAGCCCTGTGTCTGGGTTAAAATATTTGGGCTTTGACGTGAAAATGAAGCGTTATGGATCCATAAGTGAAGCCACTTTCCTGAAAGGCCGTTGGTACGCCACGAAGGACACTCAGTACCCAAGATACTGGGGTCCGTTACCATCGCGCATTTTAAAAGTAGGGAAAGCGATGAAGGATGTACGCCTTCTATATCGCAAAGATCTGGAGAGCTCCGCCAAAGAGTTCTTACAAGATGTGGCTTGGAGCTATAAAGCATTCATGCAGGTGCCTCTGCTGCGTGTCTTTGTCTCACGCTTTTCACGTGACACCCCTCCCCGAATTCCGGTGCCCTTCGCGCACTGGAAGATTCAAGCATCGGGTCTCCCTACACCAGAAGTGGATATGGAGATGACTTTGGCAGAACTGGGACTCCGCTATACTGTCCCGCCTGTCTGGTTTACCGAACTTGAATTCATATGGCCCTACCATCCTTTCAGGTTTGTGGTTCATCCCCTGTGCCCCGTGTTGGCGCAGGTGGATTATTCATAGACCTTAAAGCCCGTCCCTTTCGAGGGGGTCAGTGAGTGACCAGGGCTCAGAGGCACACCGCAAAAATCGACAAGAATGCAAACAAATAAGAGCAAACAGAGCAAACAGCAAACGAAAACAGTCAAAAAGACAAAGAAACGACTCGAGAAGGCAGTCGCGCGGGCCGCCGATGCGTCCTATGCTTACCCCGAATCAGCTGAGATTAACCATCCTGGCGATTTGGGGTTTGTGAAGGGCGTTAAGGCGATCCTGTCAGGGTCCTACAAAACTGATTTTGATAGGGCCATGGCACATTACATTCGGAATCTGGTTGACCCAGAGTCAGAGGTGGGCGCGAAAGTACCCGATTCTTACACCATTCCGACTGCTACGTATCAGAGTGTGTACACTTACAGTACACAGGGAAACTCTAATGCGTTAACTGGCGCGGCCGACCTGGGGAGGTTTTGCTTTTACATAAAGCCCATAATGTCCGCGGTGACACCATTCAATTCAATTCAAAACTTGAATTGTTTTAGTTTCACCGCGGACAATATGACGTGGACAGGTGGTTTTACCAACACCGTCTACGATTACCAACCCGATCCACAAGCAGGGATAATGATACCCGCCGCCCCCGCCCCTGGGGGTTTGGCAGTCCGCGCCCGTTGCGTGGGTTGTTCAGCGTGGGTTGAATATCAAGGCAGTACGCTCTTGGATGGCGGATCCATAGCAGCTGCCGTTCTGCCTGCGGATATCTGGGCGTTAAATTTGGCCAATAATGTCGGCATGGCGGCCGGCAATTTGGTTTATTGGGAGAACTTAGCGGAGGTGCGCGGAGCTTATCAGGGGAAGATTAAGAAGGGCTGCTATACGTGGTGGAAACCCAACTCATCCATGGATACGAATTTCTATCCAGTGGATCAGGTCATGGGTCCCAACGCGTGGCGCTTTCAATCCCCGGAAGTCTTCGTCATCTCTGGCATAATTCCCCCTTCATCAGGCACCACTGGGCAACCGTCCAATGTGCGTCTGAGACTGGTACTCAACTATGAGTATGAGAACTACTCGCGCGTGGTCACTCAAATGCCCTCTCCTTTCATGCCGGGGGTGCTTGAGGTAACGGAAATGGTCCTGGCAGGGCGACCCCAAGCCATGGCTAATGACGAGCACGAGTCTTTCATCGGGAGGATCTTGAAGACTGCCATAGCAGCTGGTGCGGGTTTCCTTTTAGGTGGCCCGGCTGGCGCTGCGGCAGGCGTATTGGGATCCATAGGCGCCGCTAAAATTAGTTTGTAGTGAGGTTTAC